GGATTCAAATTCAAAACACCAGAGGAGGCATGGGAAAACGCCAGCTTGTTTGTTGAGCAGTGCGCCGAGATAGTCAGTGAGAGACTAAACAAGAAGGGGGAGGCATGACTGACCGAGAACTAATGCAGCAGGTTTACCAATACCTGACAGGCGAATCAGTTAGAAACAAAACAAGTGATGCATACATTGCGCAAATTATAAACGAGAGGCTGGCACAGCCGGAGCAGGAGCCGGTTGCGTATATTGGTACAAACGGCGAGTTGATGTGGCTACATAAACCGCACGCAATTTACAGCAAGGCCCGACCGCTCTACACCGCCCCACCTCAGCGCAAGCCGCTGACGGATGAGGATGACCGCCTAATCGCAGCCGCGCCCGATCTACTGGCAGCACTGCAAGGTCTGCTAAGGGGAATTTTCGACGGGCCAGACGATGCTGATGCCGCGATGCTCATCGCCAAAGCGAGAGATGCAGTGAACAAGGCCACGGGAGAAAAATAACTATGCTTAGAGAGTATCAACAGCGCGCCATTGACCAGTTATACAGCTGGTTTGAGTTTGGCAATAAGGGCAACCCATGCCTGGTGCTGCCAACTGGATCTGGGAAAAGCCATATCGTTGCAGCACTGTGCAAGGACGCTTTGCAAAACTGGCCCGATACGCGCGTGTTGATGCTCACGCACGTTAAGGAGCTGATTGAACAGAACGCCGAGAAAATGCGCTTGCACTGGCCAGGCGCGCCAATGGGTATCTATAGCGCCAGCATTGGAAAGCGCCAGCTTGGCGAGCCGATTACATTCGCCGGAATTCAGTCGGTACGAAACAAAGCTGGTATGCTTGGCCACATTGACCTCGTAATTATCGACGAATGTCATCTCGTTAACCATAAAGACGAGGGTGGATATCGACAACTGCTGTCCGATCTGACTGCAATTAATCCGGCGCTGCGCGTTGTAGGTTTGACTGCCACTCCCTACCGCCTCGGTCACGGCCTGATCACTGACAAGCCCGCACTATTTGACGATCTGATAGAGCCGGTAAGCATCGAGGAATTGATTTTTAAGGGCCACCTATCCACGCTGCGCAGCAAGGTGACAAAAGCAAAACTCGATACCACTGGCGTGCATAAACGTGGCGGCGAGTTTATCGAGAGCGAGTTGCAGGCCGCTGTTAATACCGACGCTAATAATGCTGCGACTGTTCAGGAGGTCATTAGTTTGGCTGGTAATAGAAAAGCCTGGCTGTTCTTTTGTGCAGGTGTGCAACACGCTGAAGCTATTGCTGCCGAACTAAACTCCAATGGCATTACAGCGCAATGCATAACGGGAGACACGCCAAAAGCCGAGCGGGAAAAGATTTTAAAGCAGTACAAAGCAGGAAAAATTAAGGCACTCACGAACGCAAACGTTTTGACGACTGGATTCGACTACCCTGATATTGACCTAATCGCCATGCTGCGCCCCACCATGAGCGCCAGTCTATATGTACAAATGGCAGGGCGTGGAATGCGAGTAAAAAGCCATACCGATCATTGCCTAGTCTTAGATTTTGCTGGCGTGGTAGAAACGCATGGGCCAATTACAGCGGTTCAGCCGCCTAAAAAAGCAGGTGGCGGCAATGGCGAGGTCCCTGTAAAGGTATGCGACAACTGCGGCGAGTTATGCGTCATTGCCGCGCGTATTTGCTCGGCATGTAAGCATCCATTTCCCGAGCCAGAGCGTAAAGAGTTAGAGCTTCGTAACGATGACATCATGGGGCTTGAGGGTAAAGATTTGGAAGTAACGGCTTGGAGTTGGCGCAGGCATGTAAGCCGCGCATCGGGCAAGGAGATGCTTTCCTGCACCTACTACGGAGGCCTATCAGATAAACCGATTACAGAATACTTGCCATTGCTGCACGATGGATATGCAGGAGAAAAAGCAATTAGATTGATGACTGATATCGTGCATAAATCAATGCTGAATTCAGTTGTCGCAGATGACAAGCTAGGATTCGGTGAAGATTTGGATTGCTTGGCCGAATATCTAACAACAGGTAAGCCACCAGCAAGCATCGAATACAGACTAGACGGTAAATTTCATCGCGTTATTAAAAGGAGTTGGGCATGAGCTGGTCAGAAATTGAATTGAAAGTTGTTCGGTGGGCAGAGGAACGCCGCATCATTCCGCACGCCACGCCTGCAAGCCAGTTGCTCAAGGCTGTTAGCGAGATGGGCGAGCTATGCGACGCCGAAGGTAAGCGCGATCGCGCTGCCATAGAGGATGCCGTTGGCGATGTGCTGGTGTGCCTAATCAACTACTGCGCGCTGCGCGATATAGATATGACTAACTGTCTAGCGAGCGCCTATGATCAGATTAAGGACCGTCGAGGCACGCTAATGCCAGATGGGACGTTTGTTAAGGATCAGAAATGACCAGACCACCAGAGCCCGAATTTTTAATTCAATGGCGAGAGTGGAGGCGAGAAGGGCCGCCTAAGTGCTGCCACACTTGCGATTACTACAGCAAGGCTGGCCATTGCGAGTCGTTTGATATGACGCCGCCTTATTTTTTCGCCAATGAAGTAGACGTTTGCGACAAATGGATAGAGGAGTTGCCGTTTTGAGTACATAAGCCAAAATCCCCAGTGAATACAACAATGGCAGAAAACTAGGGGAACTTGTCATTTGCACGGCTGCGCACGGTGCCACAATCAAAAAAAGTTCATGTGGTTAAACGCTGCGAGTCGGTCAACATGATAAAGGAGTTGCTATTTTGGACAAAAAAGCAAAGTTCAAGTTTCCACTATTGGATCGCCTACTAAATTCAGAGCGCGAACGCACCGATAAAGTTTTGGCAGCATATCGAGAAGTGCTTTGTGAATTAATCGATTTGCGCCTAAAACTTCAACAAATTGAGAATGCACTCCATGGAAAAAAGATCTGACCGTATCCCAACCGAGCACGAGGAACAGCGCGAGCTAGTGCGCTGGTTTCGCCAAACGTGGCCAGTCATGCGCATTTTTGCCATACCAAACGGTGGCGCAAGAACTGCTGCAACTGCCGGACGCCTAAAGGCCGAAGGCGTCTCGCCTGGTGTGCCTGATCTCTTTATCCCTGCGTTGAAATTATGGGTTGAGATGAAACGCACTAAAGGCGGCGTTCTAAGTGCCGAACAAAAAGACTGGATAAAGTATTTGGAAAGTGTTGGATATTGCGTTATAGTGGGAAAAGGTGCTGAGGATGCTAAGGAAAAGATCCTCACATTTTTTAACGATAACCAAAGGTCAAAATGAACGCCGAACACAAAAAGGACACAAAAGACTGCTTTATGACGCTCCGCATTCCTGCCGAGATATATAACTCATTGCGCAAAAGCGCCGAAGACAATACGCGGACATTTTCCTCGCAAGTGCTGCATTACATTAAACAGGGTCTTGCTAATGAAAAGTGACCGAGAACTGCTGAAGCAGGCACTAGATGCATTTGAGTCTGGTCGCGCTGCTGATCGAGCGGACGTGATGACAGCGCTGCGGGCAGCGTTGCAACGTCCTGAGAAACAATTAAAGCAAGATCTAAAAAATGACTCTCCCACCTAAAAACAAAGGGCGGCGCATTATAAAAATAAATGCCATCACGCAGGCAAAGCTAATTGAGGCGATGCTCGATGGCGTTTATACATGCGCGGACCTTTGTGATATTACTGGCCTATATTACTCAACAGTCCTGCACTATTGCCGAGAACTGCATCGCGCAGAGGCGGCGCATATTTGTGGATGGGCGAAAGACAAAAGAGGAAACACCACGTTGAGAATTTTTAAAATCGGACGCGGGAAAGATGTGAAACCAAAAAAGCTAACAGGTGCAGAACGACATGCTAGGTGGCGACAAAAACAAAAAGCCATTGAACTGGCAAACATAATGCGATAAGCGTCGCCTAAAAAAATGCACTAACGGGAGTTAAAAATGAAAAAAAAATCAGCGCGCAAGCCGCAGCAACGGCAGAAAACATACAGCATTTTAAGCGAGATTATGTCTAGCGCCAGCGACCCATTGCCGCAGGCGCAGCGAACGTATCAACTGACGCGCATGTATCAAGGGCTGCACGCATTAGAAACCGCAGAACGCCCAACGTATAACGACTGGCGAGTTGTCAGTGATGCGCTGAATATGTTGGAGACGTTGGTCGTAGAAATGCAGGTTTGCGAGGACAAAAGCAAGTTGCTGCCGGATGCAATGCGCGCACTGGCGGATGCCGGTCAGCGCCACAAGCGAGAAGGAAAACCCATTCGGCTGGATGGGTCAGGCATTCAAGCAGTGCGCGCCATGTTAGAAAATTATGCTGAACTAATAGAGATCCTACCGGCCCGCATTATGTACCGCTGCCACCGACTAACAGAGAAGCGATTGTTTGAAATACTAGAAGGCAAAAAGCGCTCGTGTGATGTTGAAATTGTGTGAGATTGTGGTATAGTTCATTTGACGCAACCAACATGCAAGGAGCAAAACGTGAACATGAAACGCTATCAAATTATTCTAATTGTCATTTTTTTAGTTGCTGCAATTGGCATTGTTGGCCAATCAGACGCCAACGAGGAGCAGCGCAGCGCAGAGCAGTATTGTCACATGGTCAAATTATGGAAAGAAACGCGCGGGCACTCGGGTTGGCCTGCATATAACGGTGACTGGATGTGCGAATGACGTGCGATAACGAACTATGCATTGACGGCGACTGCGACTGCAATAGTTGGCACATTGTGCCAAAAGACGATATTAGAGAGCATGACATCAGCAGCTCATGCTGGTGCAATCCGATTATGAAAGATGACGAACACGACCCGATATGGCTGCACAATAGCCTAGATGGGCGAGAGAATTACGAAGACAAAGAGCAACTGCACTAACGGGAATTACTTGGCAGCGCCTCGGACCTTTTCCCATGACCTGCCTGCCACGTAACCTGTCATCACTACGCCGAACAACGTTAAGACCGGCTCAGGAATAGCCAGCATCCATGCACGAAACCCGGCAGTAAATGCGGCGGCTGCATCTGGGCGGAATATGGTCATTATCCCCATTGGAATAGACCAAAGCAGCAGGACATAAACAACATAAAGAAAAGACGGCCTGGCCCTGCTTGTCCACGGATCTGATGACTGTGCCTCCGCAATGATCGCGCTTAGTTGAGTTTTCATTTCATCTAAGTCACCGCGCTGCTGCATTGCTAAAAGCTTAATTTGCGCTTTTGCTCTTTGTTCAGGATCTGGGAACAACTTGTCGATTATTTTTGATCCGATTCCCAATATGCCGCTGATTGTAATTGGGTCAATCATGGGTATTTTCTCCGATCAAGTTCGAAGTGCGGGCCATCCTTAAAAGACCGCCAGTCCCCGCCCCATATAATGGCGATGTTCAACTCTTTTGCTGCCTGCTTCATTGCAGCGCCAATCTTATGATACAGCGGCCAATCCCACCTTACCTCGCCATCAACAAAAGCGCCGAGGTCTACAGCATGCCCGGTAATATGCCGAGAGTTAAGCGTCTTGCTTGCTCCAGAATTTCGAAGTGCCTTTTGACGTTCTGGCGTGCGCACTCCCTCCAAAACAGTAAAATCAATTGCGGATATATTAATAGCATGCTCGACAACCTTTACTAAATCAGGGTGAACGCCCTTTAGTCGTAACCTTGATCGCTCACCTAGTTTATACATGATCAATATGTTTTGAAGTTGCTTACTGCAAAACCGACAACGGCAGCAATGGAAGAAATAATCCCCATTCCAAACCAAAGACCGCCGCGCGATTTGTTAGCCAAAGCCACAAG